TTGCCGGTCTGGCCCTTGGTGCGCGCGTCAAGCGAGATCGTGTCATCGTTCGGTGCGGCGTCCTTGGTCGCTGTCACCGCGAGATCGAGATTGCCGTTGATCGCGGCGAGCGCGGCAGTGGCGATCATCTTGCCGTCATCGTTGAGGTTGACGCCGACCTGAACCCGGATGCCGCCGATGTAGAGGTTGAGCGTTCCGGGAGCGGTGCACGGTCCGGTAAATTTGAAATGACCGTGTGCCATTTGGCCGGCGACGTTGTCGGCAATCGGCAGCAGCCAGACATCGCCGAAATTATCGCCAGCGAGATAGGCCGCGGCCATCTGCGCCAGCATCGAGCCACGGCCGCAGGCGAGCATGATCTGCGCCATCGACTCGACTTCGAGCGGAACATCGGGCAGCGCCGAGCCCTCGCTGGTCATCTGGCCGATCACCAGCGAGCGTTGAAAGGTCTGCGCCGTGTTGGCTTGCGACGGGTCCATTTCGACGTAGACGCCGGGGACCCGGTTGCTGTCGGGATAAAAGGTGAAGTTGATCGCCATCGACCGGTCCCCTCTTTAGACGGTTTCGGTTTCGTGGTGCGGCGGCGGCTCGGCCTCGACCGGCACGACGTCACCATCGCGCAGCCGGCGGCGCCAGAAAATGTTAGTCGGCACCTCGCGCACCTCGTCGGGCCGCAGATGCGCCTTGGTGATCGGGTCGCGCAGCCGGCGGCCCTCGGCGAGCTTGATTTTCATGGGGTGTCCTCCACGGGTGTAACCTCCACGGGTGTAACCGGCTGATCCGATGTCGGAATGATGACGATCGCGGCCGGCGGCCGGGCGTCCGGCGGTGGCATTTCAAAGGGCGGCGCCTTGTAGATGTCGAGCTCGATACCGAGCAGATCCTCGGCGTCGCTCGCCGGCGGATGCCAGCCATCCTCGTCGCTGATCTGGTATTCGAGCAGGAACTCCCAGCGATAGAACAGGCGGGCGCGGTCGAGATCGAGGAACCGGCCGGCCGAGAAAACATAACCGGACTTGCCGGGCACCCGGCATTCGACCGGCGCCCAATTCAGGATCGCCGCGAACAGCGCCGCTTCGATCTCGTCGCATTGCATGGCCGGGACCTGACCGCGGCGGTCAGCGGCGTCGAGCTCGACGACCACGCCGATTACTTTGCTGATGATCTGTTCGAGCCCGACCATCAGCTTGTTGCCGGTACTCTCCTGGTCGAGCGGGATCACATAGGCGGCCGGCAGCGGCATGGTGGCATTGTAGTTCTGCAAGCCGCGAATAAAGTCTGCGGCGCCCGCCACCCGGCCGCCGAAAAACGGGCAGTAGGCGCGAAGTTGCTCGATCGTCGGCGCGAGAATTACTTGGTCTGTCGCCACTTCAAGCCCTTGCGCAGAGCTTCGTTGACGCGCCGGTCAAGTTCCGGCGCCTCTTCCTGCATGACGCGATCGAGGTGCGGACGCGGCGCCAAGACGCGGGAGCCACCTGAAGCCCGCCCCCGGCGCCGTGCCGCACGGCCACGCGGGCCACCGCCACGCGCGCCGGCCTCGAGGAACAGCGAATAGAATTGCCGCTCGCGGACCGCGAAGCCCGAGCCGTCCTTGTAGGTGTAGACGCGCAGCGAATTTTGCAGCGCGCCGGATAGGCGGATCGGCGGGGCGCCCGGCGCCGAAGCGCGATAGCGTCCGCCGCGATAGATCCGGCCGCTACCGGCGCTGTGACCGATCAGAGCCGCGGTCTTGCGCTTGACGTCATTGCCGGCCGATCGCATCAGCGAGCGCATTTCGCGCTTGTCGAGCTCGATCTCGCCCCAGCTTGTGATCTTTAGCTGTAGCGAGCTCATCGGTTCGGATCGACATAGAGGATCGCGCGGACGGCGCAATCCTTCGCTTCAAGCAGCTTGCGCAGCGCGACGGTGCGCTCGGGGTTGCGCGGCAGCGTCAAGACGACATGGTGCGCGAGCTCGCAAAACGGCTTGCTCACTTCCTTGAGGTCGTCGCGCAAATGCTCGTAGGTGAAGAACTGTAGGAGCGAGTCGCCGACTGCCATCTCATCCGTCCTATGGAATCGCGACGGCATTTGATGGCGGCGCTTCGGTTGAGCCGAGGTCATTCGTTGCGGTGACGATGCAGGTAATGCTGTGCCCGCTATCGCTGGCGGCGACAACGTAGGTGTCGCCCGTTCCGAGATCGGCCGCGCCATCGCTCTTCCACTGATAGCTATAACTCGCCGGCTCGCCATCCCAATTGCCCATCGTGCACGTCAGAGTGTCGCCGACCCCGGCGGTACCGGGTGAAACCGCGGGAACGTCAACCACCGCAGGCGGCGCGGTCGGCGCCTCCTGGTGCGGCTCGTAACCTGGATGCCCCTCCGGACGCGGGTCCGGCTGGCCCTCATCCGCTTGCGCCTGCGGCTGCGGCTGGTCGCTTCGGGATGCCGGTTCATCGGACGGCTCGTAACCCGGATGCCCCGCCGGACGCTGCCCGGGCCCGGTCTCCCCCTGCACCCGCGGCTGCCGCTGGTCGCTTCGGCGGCGTGTCGGTTCATCAGACATCGAGCTCTCCCATCAGTGGATGACTGCCGAAGGATTTTCGGCGAACAAGGCTTCGCGCTCGGCATCGCTGTCGCCTGTCGTGGTCTGGACGCTTTCGAGCTCGCATTCGAGCTCGGCGAAGCGCTTGCGACCGCCGACTTCCTTGACCCGGCGGACGCGGAAAAGCTCGGTGCGGATCGTGCCATCGTTCGGGCGCGTCGTGCTCCGCATGACGACGACGACGGTTTCGACATAGTCGAGCCAGCGCAGCCGGATCAGATGCGTGATCGGAATATCGACCTGGGCCGATGCGTAATGCGTCGTCGGATAGGTCGGCTGAATGTCCGCGTGGACCTCCGCGAGCGGCACGAGCGTCTCGCTGATCGCGCTATTGGGGCCGGGTGCCTGGAGTCGCTTGTAGAGCGACACGAGCCAGCGGAGCGATCCGATGCCGTTGCCGTTGGGCAGACCGCCGGTCGGGTTACTTGGCATGACCGGTTACGGCACCCACCCGAGCAGCAATGCCAGGATCGCGATCGTCACCAGCGCCTCGCGCAAATCCATGTGCGGCAGCAGCATCCCGAGGATGACCGCGGCGCCGAGCACGATCGCCAGCGTCAAAAATCCCTGCTGCCGTAGATGCCGCCAATTCAAGGCTCACCAGACCGGCACGCGATAATCGGCGAGCAGGAGATCGAGCGCCTTCGGGAGCTCCGGCGCGTCATCATCGCCGCGGTGCTCGTACAGGTGCGCGACCAGCATCTTGACCATCAGCGGCATGATCGGCGGCAGCGTGTCGGTGTCGTAGCCGGCGGTGAAGTTGACCGTCATTTGCCACGGCATCGTCGTGAGCCGCAGCCGGGCCGGCCCGAGCGAGGTATCGAGGCTGTAATCGTCGCCCTCGACCAAAGTGCTTTCGTCGCCGGCCTCGGTGATCGTGACCACCGATGCGACCGATTGAACCGGATAGCGCGGCAGTTCGATGCGCGGCGCGGCGAGCCTGAACGCCGGCGGGATCGTGATCCAGATGGCGTTGCCGCTGACCGGCGGTTGCTCGGTCATCGTCCAGATGTATTCGGTCGTCGCGAGCGCGACCTGGGTCAAGGATTCGATCTTCTGCCGTGCCGCGGCGATCAGGCCATCGAGAATAGGGTCGGCTTGGTCGAGCCGCAGATGCGCCGCCGCGTCGTCGACCGACACGGGCTCCGGGCTTGGCGGTGTCTTGACGGTTAGCAGCGCATACATCGAGGCGGCCTAATACTTCATATCGCGGCCGGCTTTGCCTTCCGGACCGCGCGGACCTGGTGCCCCATCTTTTCCGTGTCGCCCGTCCGCGCCGCGCTTGGCGGCGAGCGTCCAGGCCGGAACGCCATCGCCGGGGGGATCGGTCGTCGGCTCGTTGCAATGCCAGAGCGAGCCATGCCACGTCACCATGTCGCCGCGGTCATACTCGCCGCCCTCTTTCCAGACGCGGCGATAGATGACGCCCGGCAGTTTGTAGGTCTTGACCGCGATAATTTTTCCGCCCCGGCGGTAGGTGCGCGTGACGGTCCGCTCGCCGTCGAAATGTTCCTCGAATTCCTCGAAGCTGAGCCCGTCGACTCCGTCGCGGCCATCCTTGCCGTCGCGCGGCACCGGGATCGCCTGCACCGCTTTGTGGACCTCGAGCTCCACGACCGCCTTGACGAGATCGCCGGTGGCCGCGGCGCCATTGTTGCCGGGCGGACCCTGCGGTCCCGGCTCGCCACGCTCGCCCGCGATGTCGCCGGCGTCGTAGATGCGCTTGTCGTCGAGCTCGAAGAACAGTCGCCGCTCCCGGCGCTCGATGCTGATGATGCCCACTCCCGGTTCGCCTTTCCTGCCCTCGTTGCCCGGCGAACCCTGCGGCCCTGGCGGACCTTCCGGCCCCTGCGGTCCCGCTGCGCCGACGATGCGGCCGAGCGTCTTGATTTCACCGTCGCTGAAGGTGACGACAAGCCGCCCATCCATGTCGATGTCGAGGCTGGCGATGCCCCGGCCAGCGGTGCCCGGCTCGCCGCGGTCGCCGGTATCGCCCTTATCGCCGCGCTCGCCTTTGATGTCGCGGGCCTGCAATCGCAGGCTGGCGATCTCGGTGCGGAAGTCGGCGACCGCGGCATTATGATCCGCCAGGGCGGCGCGCGACTCGGCCTTGATGCGATCGAGGTCGCGCAGCCAGTCGGCGCGGAGCTCGGCGATGACGACGCCGAGCGCATCGGCGAGAACGCGGTCGCCGTCAGGCAAGAGGCTGTCGGGCATGTTTCACCGAGGCTGCAAGGGCTGCACGCACCAGCGCGAGATGTCGAGCCTGTCCGTTGCCGCCGCCATCGCCGCCATCGCCACCATCGCCGCCGTCGCCATCGCCACCGTCGCCGCCGTCAGAGGGTGCAGCAGGCGCGGCGGGTGGCGTCGCCGGCAGATTTGACCCAGGTGCCGGCCCGAGCCGATCACGGGCGTCGAGCGCGGCGAGGCTGTAATTCTGGACCTGCAGATAGGGTGTATCGCCGCCGGGAACCGGTAGATAACCGAGCCGCGCGCGGCCTTCGTTCGGCTTCATGACACCGGCGCCGACCGCATCGGCAATCGACTTGACCAGCGCCGCGCTGTCCATTCGCAGCAGCCCGTCCAGGTCGAATTGCGAGCCGTATTGCGCCGGTAGGTTCAGCCCGTCATCGAGACAGGCTTCCGCCGCTTCGATGTGATATTGCAAGGTCTGCGAGTAATACTGCTGATCGAGCGCTTCGACACTAAGGCCGCGGGTGCGCTCGCCGAAACCGACCTTGTAGGCAGGCACGCCATAGGCGGCGCAGATCATTTCAGCGGTCAGGTGCCATTGCTCGATTAGCTGCGAGTTGAGCGCGTTGACCGTCATCGCTTGATATTGCAGCCCATCGCCGAGCACCGCGACCTTGCCGGCATTGTCGCCGGTAAAGCCGTCCTGCCACTTCTCTTTGATTTCCTCGGCCTTGTCCTTCGGAATGCGGCCCGGCGCCGTCAAGATGCCGCCGGGGTTGGCGCCGTTGCCGAAGAAGGTGGTCGAGTGCCGCTGGATCTTTGTCGCCATGTTCGCCGGACTGCCGGCGGCGAACAGCGGCGGCAGACCGATGAGCGGGTGAAACCAGGCGCACATGCGATCGTGGATGATCTCGCTCGCCGGCACGATTACCGCGGCTTCGATACCGGCGAGAAAATCGGCCTGCAGCGAATAGTAGATCTCGCCATCGGGCGCGATCATCGGCCGGACCCGCTGCGGATCGAGCACATAGAGCGCCGTCACGACGTTGCGGTTGTCGCGCTGTTTGAGTGCGTAGGTGTTGCCCCAATTGAGCTTGCAACTAACCCACTGTTCCCAAAACTGGACGCTGGTTTGCCACGGACACGGCTTGGTGAGAACCGGCGTAAAAGCCGGCACCGCGGTTTCGACCCAAACACCCTCGACTTGTTCCTTGACGAGCCGCAACCGGAGCTTCGCGATATCGGATGAAATCAGCGACACGCAGCGGAACACCGCGACATTCGATAGCGCGAAGTCGACCCGGAGCTCGCGATTTTCCTGCCACGCGCCGGTGTAGGGTTCGCGGATGATCGGCCACCAGCCGCCGAAGGTCGCCATCGGCGGCGACAGCGCCGGCGGCGCCGCGGCCTTGGTAAAGCTGATCTCGTAGCCGAGAAGGCGCACTAGGCCGACTCGTCCCCGCGATAGCGCGGCGCTCGGCGCGGCCGCTCGACGATCGGCTCGGCGTTCGATGTCGTCAGAGCGGCGGCGGACGGGGCGCGCACGAACCGGCCGCGCGGACCGCGCACGACCGGCGCCGAGCCAAAATGGGTCGTCTCATAACTGCCGGTCGGAATACCGGCCAAGCGAAGCGCAACGAGAACTTTCGCGTGCTTGTCCGTGACCGTCTCGAACCGTTCACCCGGCTTGATCGGTCGGCGCGGCGATCCGTATTTCAGGGCTTTGAGGGCTACCAATTCCATCGCCTGTCTCCCGGATCGCCGCAACCGTTCACGCGACGTAGGCCACGCCGTTGACGTAAGCAGCAGCCGTCGAGCGCGCCTTTAGCCAAGTGATGAAGCGCTCGGCGCGGATGCCGATCATGTTCGACTGCCATAGGCTGACGGTCGTTGTCGCCGGAGTGGCCGGGGCGCCGTCCATTTGCAGCGAGGCTTCGGTCGAAGCGTCGATGGTCGCCTGCCCGTCATCGGCGAGCAAAACATCCTCGGCCGACACGAGGATCAGATTCGTGCCGGCCGGCGGTCCCACTACCGCCTTGACATATTCGCTCGCGATGACCGGGATGCCTTCGAGCATTCCGCCGTCCTTCGTTACGTCCGGAAACTCGCGCTGGCCGAGCGCGTTGCGCATCATTGAAAGCGTCAATGCGATTTGATTGCTGGTAATAAAGACGCCCGTGCGGAGCGACATGCGGGCGATGATGAACGCGCTGATTAGCGTCTTGATATCGTTGCGGGCCGCGTCGGCGTCGGTGCCGGCCGAAGGCGTCGGGGTTACACCGTTGATGATCGAGGCCGGCCGGACATCGGCGACGAGGGTGATCGCCGGGTCGACGAAGTCGAGATCGAGGCGCTCGACGATTGCCGCCGCCAATTGATCGCGGACATAGGTTTCGGCGCTCGGCGCCGAGAAGCGCGCAAGCTCCTGGGTAATGACCGCAATCGACGCGACCTTGTTCCAGCGCAGCAAGACCGCGTCGAGCGCGAATGAGGTCACCGGCTTCGGCGCGCCTTCACCGACCCAATAGCCTTGCCCGCCCGATGTTCCGCGCGGAATGCGGACATTGAACGGAACCGCCCTGAGCGGCGGAATCCCGTTGTTCCCGAACTTGCCGACGATCGTCATCGGTCGCAAAAACTCGATGAAGTCGCTGAGAAGCTGTTGATATTGCACGAGCGGACCCGCCCACGCCGGATCGGTCGTCGTGCCGGCCGCGACCGCCGCGCGCAAGACGACGTGAAGGTCGTCCATGTCCGGGTAATTTGTTTGCGCGACGTTGAGCGCACTCGGGAGATTGCCCTTGCTCGCCATCAGGCACATTGCATAGCGCGCAAAGGCGATGCCCTTCGGTAGTTGCCGATGCATCGAGGTGACGATGACGCCGCCGGCGCGCGCGGCCGAGCCGGCTTCCGGGGTGGCGCCGTTGACCGGCTTTGCGGCGGCTATATTGATCTTTTCCTGCTCGCGCAGCCGCCCCAGATGCTCGTCGATCGCTTTCACTTCGGTCGCGAGACCGTCATATTCCTCGGTCTGCGTTTGGTCGAGTGTCTCGCCCTTTTCGCCGGCCTCATCCATGATCTCGGTCATGCGCGCGGCTTTCGCCTGACGCGTCGCCTCGAAGGCGCTGATCTGCTCGGCAATCGTCTTTCTGGCCATGATGGGTCGGCCTCCGCTAGAGGATTTGACTACGGGTAAGGCTTTGCCCGCAGCGCCGGGCCGGGTCGGGTTGCCGTGCTGCTCTCGGCCGAGCGCGGCCAGCAGTGCGACATCTGAAGATTTGACCGTCTGAATATTCGCTTCTTCGTTGGCGGGGATGGTGACGAGGCTGAGCTCCAGCCAGTTCCATTCGAGAAAGCGGACGCCGCCGTCATCCATGAAGGAATATTCGATTGGAGCGAAGCCGATCGAGACACCCTTGACGAGTCCGATCTTGACCGATTGCCAAGCCTCGTCGAGCCGCTCCTGCAGCCGCCCCGGCTCATCGAGTTGAGCGAACTTCGCCCGGAACGTGATACCAGCCTTTGTCGCCTTGGCATCCGTGACCGCGCCGACCGGCTGGTCGCTGCGGTGGTGGAACAGCAGCGGGATCGGCAGCGTGAACTTGGCGCCAAGCGGTTCGACGATGTCGCCCATGCGATCGACGGTCGGCGTCGAGGCGATACCCTCGATGACGCGCTGATCGTCGTGCACCGCTTTGATCTCGATAACGCTGTAGGCGCGAGTGGGAAGCGAGCGCGTGGTGTCGAACGGCATTTTCGGACCTCAGCTCACAAAAAAGACGCCATATTCCGGCGCGACGGTGCCGGAGGTCGCGGCGCCGATCGCCATCGCCAGCGCGACCAGCGGGTCGATCCGGTT